GACTAACCTGCCTGCTGCTAACCTTACGGGAACGCTTCCTGCTATTGATGGCTCTTCTCTTACTAACCTTCCCGGTTCTGTCACCTACCTCGGCACCATCACGACCACAAGTGGCTCAACTCAGACGCTTTCTGGCCTAACGCTAACGTCGTATAAGTTTTTGGTTCTTTACTACAATGTAGTGTCTTTTACTGTAGCAACCGCTATGCGGTTAGCAGGCTGGAACATAAGTGCTACTACTAGTAATGCCGCAGGCACTGTTTCTGGTAGTGTTCAAATTGACTTAACTAACGGGGTCGCTGTGTCTTGCGGAATTAGCGGCCATGCTAATGGTTCACCATCTGGTTTAACCACAGCCAGCACAAGCATTAGCCTCACAACTTTAAGCGGAAACTTTGACGCTGGCTCAGTTCTTGTCTACGGGGTGAAATGACATGACCGACTATTTTGAAGTCATCACTAACGCAAGCACTGGCGAACAGACCATCCGGCCTTACACCGAGGAGGAGATCGCTGCGGTTGAGGCGGCAAACGCTCCGACCCGAGAAGGACAAGAGGCCAAGCGCCAAGCAGCCTACGCATCCGAAAGCGACCCACTGTTCTTCATGTCCCAACGTGGGGAAGCCACTGTGGAAGAATGGACCGCCAAGGTTGCCGAGATCAAAGCCCGTTATCCCTACCCGACCGAGGAGGTCTAAGCCATGTCAGTCGTTATTAACGGAACCACGGGGATCGACGCACCGGGGCTGTCTATTGACGGTGCTGCTGTCGGNCTGAATGCCAACGTGCAGGAGTTTACCTCTTCCGGCACTTGGACCAAGCCCGCGAATGCCAAGCTGGTGTATGTGGAAATTTGGGGTGGCGGAGGCGGGGGTGCCAGTGGCGAACGTAAAGCAAATAACACAAGCGCTACCGGTGGCGCAGGGGGCGGCGGCTCCGCTGGGGTTTTTTACCAATTCCGCGCAAGCGAACTTACCTCAACTGTCTCCGTTACCATCGGCGCAGGCGGTGCTGGTGGGGCAGCAAGAACCACTGATAATGCAGATGGGGCTGTAGGTACGGCTGGCGGAGATAGCACTTTTGGCTCTTATCTAAAAAGCAGCGGTGCAACTGGGGGTGGTGCAGGCATTGGTTCAGGTCCTGCGTTTGGTGGAACTGGTCCCGGCTGGCCAGAGGCATCTGCTAACGTTTCAGGCAGTGTAGATACCAAAGATGCTCATACTGGTCGCTTTGTTGGTGACGCAGGTAACCTCAACCTTTGGAACATTTTTGGTGGTGCTGCGGGCGGCGGGTCTTACGCTTCCTTTGGCAATCAACCAATGAGCGGAGGAAATATTTTAAAGCCCGGAACTGGTGCTGCTGGTGGCGGCTCTGGTGGAGGTTTTAGCAACACCACCTTAAGGTTAGCTGGTGTTGGCGGCGTCAGATGGAGCGCAACCCGAAACTCTGTTACTTCAACGGGTGTCGGCCTTGGCGTAGCTGGTGCAGCCGGAGCGAACTTTGGTGATGGCGGCGCAGGCGGTGGTCACGGTCGAACCGCTACGGCTGGCAATGGTGGTGCTGGCAACACTGCTGCTGGTGGCGGCGGTGGCGGAGGTTCTGCTAATACCTTTACTTCCGGCGCTGGTGGTGCTGGTGGCAACGGCTTCTGCCGCGTAACGACCTATTCGTAAGGAGACACCCAAATGAAATACGCAATCGTTGAGGCTGGTGTCGTCGCTAACGTAGTGATTGCTGACGCACCTCTGGCCAACAACTGGATTGAGACAGATCAGGCTGGCCCCGGTTGGCTCTATCAGGACGGTCAGTTCACAGCACCTCCTCCTGTCGTCCCTACGCAGGCAGAGCAAGAGGCCAAGCGTCAGGCTGCTTACACCTCAGAGGCTGATCCACTGTTCTTTAAGTGGCAGGCTGGTGAAGGCACTGAGGAAGAATGGAAGGCAAAACGTCAGGAAATCCGTGACCGCTATCCCTACTAAACAGACCACTTGACAAACCAAATCAACTGTGGTATTATTGTCACATGAGTTCTTTATCAGTCAACGACACAATCCGTCTAGCTGCCGAGGCTGACTTAGAGACCTTCATCAAGCTTGTCGCTCCTGAGCAAGTCCTTGGTCAATGTCACTCTGAGTTGCTCGGCTGGTGGACACGTCAAGACAGCAAGACTCACCAACTCGTTCTGTTCCCTCGTGACCATCAGAAGTCTCGTATGGTAGCTTACCGNGTTGTGTGGGANCTTACGAAGAATCCTACGCTGCGTGTNCTNTACATCTCTGCTACGGCTAACCTTGCGGAGAAGCAGCTAGGCTTTATGAAAGGTATCTTTACCTCTGAGGTATATCGTCGTTACTGGCCTGAGCACGTCCATCCTGAAGAAGGTAAGCGTACTCGTTGGACCACCTCGGAGATTGCGTTAGACCATCCTCAGCGTAAGAAAGAAAACGTACGTGACCCTAGCATCTTCACTGGTGGCCTCACTACTTCCCTTACTGGTATGCACTGCGACATTGCAGTACTTGATGACGTTGTTGTCTATGAAAATGCGTACACTAANGAAGGCCGTGACAAAGTAAGAAGCCAGTATTCTNTGTTGTCGTCCATCGAAGGTGCTGAGGCTCGTGAGTGGGTCGTAGGCACTCGCTACCATCCGATTGATCTGTATAACGACTTGATGCAGATGATTGAGGATCAGTACGACAAAGATGGTGGTAAGGTTGGCGAAGAGAACATCTACGAAATCTTTGAACGTGCAGTAGAAGATAGGGGCGATGGTACGGGTGAGTTCCTGTGGCCTCGTCAGCAACGTAAAGACGGTAAGTGGTTTGGTTTCGACCAACAGATTCTAGCTAAGAAGCGTGGGCAGTACCTCGACAAAGGACAGTTCAGGGCGCAGTACTACAACGACCCTACGGACCCAGATAACGTACCCGTAGGCTCAGACAAGTTCCAGTACTACGACCGTAAGCATCTCCACCTTGATAATGGTTACTGGTTCTACAAGACGCACCGCCTGAACGTTTACTGTGCAGTGGACTTCGCGTTTAGCCTTAGCAAGAAAGCTGACTACACTGCTATGGTTGTCGTCGGTGTCGATGGTGAGAATAACGTCTACGTCTTAGAGATTGATCGTTTCCGTACGGATCGCATCAGTGACTACTTCGACCATATTCTACAGCTTAGCAATAAGTGGTCGTTCAGGAAGATGAGGGCAGAAGTCACGGTGGCTCAGGTAGCTATTGTGAAGCAGCTTAAAGAACTCATCAAGCAACATGGTTTGTCGATCTCAATCGAAGAGTACCGACCGAATAAGGGCAGTAAGGAAGAGCGTATCGCAGCCGTCCTTGAGCCTCGTTACGACAACCTTTCGATCTGGCACTACAGAGGCGGTAACACTCAAATCCTTGAGGAAGAACTGTCTAGCCGTAACCCAGCCCACGACGACGTTAAGGACGCCCTAGCTTCTGCTGTCGACATGGCTGTGAAACCTATGAAGAACGTTCAGCGCAGCAAGAGTAGCAATATCGTCTGGGCTAACTCACGATTTAGAGGCAGTGCATAATGGCCGGAACTACCATCGAACTTGAGCACCTGCTTAACCCCGATACTCTCGCTGTCGAGATNGCTAATCGTTGGGTCGAGTGGAACTCTCTGCGTGACAAGTGGCTTGTCGAAAANAAAGAACTCCGTAACTACCTCTACGCTACGGACACTCGTACGACGAAGAATGCTGCCCTTCCGTGGTCGAACTCTACGACGACCCCTAAGCTGACGCAGATCATGGACAACCTCCATGCNAACTACTTTGCTACNCTGTTCCCNCAGCAGAAGTGGATGCGTTGGGAAGGCACCTCGGCTGCAGANGGCACTAAAGCTAAGCGTGATGTCATNCAAGCGTACATGGACAATAAGGTCCGTCAGTCNGACTTTGTGAACACCGCTTCTAGCCTTCTGTACGATTGGATTCAGTACGGTAACTGCTTTGCTACTGTCGAGTGGAACCAAGACTACAACGTCAAGGAATCCGGCGAAGTAACGACGAATTACATTGGACCTCGTCTGGTCCGTATTTCTCCTTACGACATCGTATTTAACCCTACGGCCTCTGACTTCTACAAGACGCCCAAGATCATCAAGAGCATTCTTACCCTCGGTGAGATCAAACGGATGATCGACAAAGACCCGTCTAAGGCTCATTGGCAAGCCATTATCGACAAGATGATGTACGCTCGGGC